CGTTTACCGTTTTGCCTAGCGGCAAAGTGATGGTCTGCGAGCTAACGCTGGTCAACGGTTTTACTGTTCGAGGTGAAGCGGCAACGGTTAGTAAAGAGAACTTCGACGAAGAGATCGGCCGGCGTATCTCGCTAACCAATGCCCGCTCTAAGGTCTGGGAACTGGAAGGTTACCTTCTTCAACAGCGTGCTCATGAGGGGCTTGTATGATCATCGAAGAATTTAAGCCGTATCAGCCCAAACCTGTCACCCGCTACGCGTACCAGATCACCGAGCATGACGCGATGGCCAAGATGGGTAAGGCGACCTACAACATCGTGCTCGCCAGCAGCGTCGTGGCGTTCAAAGCCTACGAGAAACCCCAGGTGGGTGACTTTATTGTGTATACGGCGGACGACATCTACCACTGCTCCGAAGCGACCTTTCGCGAGCGTAACGTAGTCGAGGACTGAAACAACTATGGCCAAACCGGCAACTGACCCAACGCTTGTCGCCCAACAGCAGTGGGCGCACTACGTACGCGCTCGCGACAATGGGCACGATGACTATGTGCGCATGGCGCAGAAGTGCGATGAGTTTTATCGCGGCGAGCAGTGGTCAGATGCCGATCGCCGTAAGTTGGAGGACGAGGGCCGCCCGGCCATGACGTTCAACCTGGTGCTGTCGACTATTAACACGGCGCTTGGTGAGCAGGCGAGTCGCGAAATGCAGATCGGCTTTCTCCCCAAGCGTGATTCTACCCGCGACGGCGCGTTGGTGTTGTCCAAAGTGGCGCAGTCGATTATGCAGGCCAACGACTACCACTACATCGAGAACTTCGTGTTCGCCGACGGCATTATCCAAGACCGCGGCTACTTTGATGTGCGTATGTCGTTTGAGGACAACATGCTCGGCGATGTGGACATTAAGCACCTTGACCCGATGACGGTCGTGCTTGGCCCAGAGGGCAAGGAGTATGACCCCTCTACGTGGAGCGAGATAACAGTCACTAGCTGGATGAGTCTCGACGAGATCAAGACGAAATACGGTGAGAAGAAGGCCGAGGCCGTCGAGTCACTGGTTAACGCCGGGGACCACTACGCCTACGACTCTATTCGCTTTGGCACTAACCGCTTTGGCGGCGAACGGTTTGAGAGCAGCGAAACGTACTCGAACGAGGGCGTCGATAACCGCGTGATCAAGAGCGTCAGGGTTCTTGAGCGTCAGCACTACCAGTGGGTTGATGAATACGTGTTGGTAGACCCGGACACCGGCGATATGCGCGAAGCACCATCCAGCATGGACGAGGCGCAGGCGACCGACCTTGCCGAGCGTTATGGTATCCAGGTCATGAAGCGGGCAGGCCGCAAAGTGCGTTGGACAGTCACCGCTGACCACGTAGTGCTTTACGACGACTGGTCGCTTTATCGTTCGTTTACCATCGTGCCGTATTTCCCCTACTTCCGTCGTGGCCAGCCGTTTGGCATGGTGCGCAACCTACTTAACCCGCAGGAATTCTACAACAAGTCGCGTAGCCAAGAGCTTCATATCGTTAATACGACGGCCAACAGCGGGTGGATCACCGAGGAAGGCTCGCTGGTCAATATGACCGAGGATGAGCTGAGTGAGAAAGGCGCCGAGACGGGCTTGCACTTGGTTTACGCGCGCGGCTCTCAACCGCCCGCAAAGATCTCCCCTAACCATGTGCCAACCGGCTTGGATCGCATTTCCGATAAAACGGGTATGGCGATCCAGCAGATCAGCGGCATGAACGACGGCATGATGGGGATGGCCAGCGCCGAGGTGTCGGGCGTCGCTATGGATCGCAAGACGGCCCGTGGCCAGATCCAGATGGGGCAGCCGTTCAAACACCTGAGCTTTAGCCGCAAGTTGGTCGGCAAGAAGATCCTTGAGTTAATCCAGGACTTTTATACCGAGGAGCGGGCTATCCACATCCTCCACCCCGATGATCCTGAGCAGCGTGACGAGGAGCTTGTGCTCAACCAGATCGACGAGGTGGGCAATATCCTCAACAACGTCACTGCCGGCCGCTACGATATTTCGATCACGACCTTGCCAACGCGCGACAACGTTGACGAAGACGAGTTCGCCCAGATGATGCAGATGCGCCACGAAGGCGGCATTGCCATCCCTGACGACGCTATTATCCGCCGCTCTGGTCTCACCGACCGCGACGAGTTGGCAGACCGCATCCAGCAGATGATCGGTCAAGCGGAGCCGTCGGAAGAAGAAGTCCAGATGCAGCAGAAACTACAGCAGCTTGAAGTGGCTAAGTTGGAAGGCGAGCTTGACAAGCTAGTGGCCCAGTCTGAGCAGTACCGTGCCAGCGCCGCTAAAGATATGGCCAGCGCCGAGAAAACGTCGGGTGGTATGGACTCTCCCGAAATGGCGTTCCAGATGAGCGAGCTTGAGGCCAACATTTCCATGAAGCGCGAAGAACTGGCGACTCGTCTACGCCTTGCCGGCATGACACACGCGGCGCGCGGCCAGGGCGAGCAGCTTCGTACGGCGGCGCAGCTAGCCACTTCACGATTCCAGGGCGAAACCCAAATGGCCGTTGCCCAGGCCAATTCGTTACGCAACGCTAACCCTGCCAATAAGGAGCCACGCTAATGGCTAAAGATAACCGCGACGCCGAAACCAACGAGTTTGATTACTCCGGTTTGTACAACGAGGAAGACCCCATTTCCAGTTTGGGTGACCTTGACCTGGGCGACGAACTTGAGCCTTCCGAGACTCCTACCGAGGGTGGTGAGAGCGATACAAAAAATGAGGAGGATGCCCCCGCCGACGAGGGTGAGCCTGCCGACGGCGAGGAACCAGAGGGCGACGCTGATGCACCGGCTGACGAACAAGCTAGCGAGGAAGATGCGGACGATTCTGCTGATGCGGAAGGCGAACCGCCTGCTGAGGAGCCTGAGCCGGAGGAGAAGTCAAAGGCTAAGGAACCCTTCATTCCTAAGTCGCGTTTCGACCAGCGTACTGCGCAGCTACGAGCGTCGGAACGGGAGCTAGCGGAACTACGCGGCAAGCTACAGCAAGCGGAAACCGACCGTGAGCGCGCTACCCGTGAGGCTAATACGCTCACCGACGAGCAACTGCAAGAGCGGATGACGGCTGCGAACACCGCCTTGCTAGAGGGTGACACCGAGAAGGCGTCTAAGCTCCAGAGCGAAGTGTTTTCCGCACTTCGTCAGAACACCCAGACCACCGAGTCTGCGCAGGTTGACCCTAATAAAATCGCGTCCGATGTCCGCGACCAGCTTACCTTCGAACAGTCGCTTGAGAAAATCTACAGCGATTACCCCGCTTTAAACGAAAACTCAGATTCTTACGACGAGACGTTAAGCGCCGAAGCGGTTGCTATGCAGGGCATGTACTTCCAGCAGGGGTACACACGCGCTGAGGCTACCCAAAAAGCAGCGGAGGCGGTGTCTAAGATCCACGGCCTGGAATCCACTAGCGCTCCCGCCGAGGCCCCTGCCACGACCAAAAAGGCGGACATGGCGCGCAAGTCCCAGGCGGCCTCTAAAGCGGGTAAGGTCGACAAGGCGCGCAAAGCACCACCGTCTACTACCGGCGGCCAAGGCGACTCCGGCGATAGTGCCGACTCACTTGACCTTGATACGTTATCGGTGGATGACTGGTCCGCGTTACCCAACTCCGTTAGGTCTAAATTACTAGGCGATTCACTTTAACGGTTGACCTAAAAAAGACGCTGTGCGAATATAGTGGGGTCGAGTTGTTGTGGTGACAGCTTCCCCCAGGGCCGGGGGCTACCTCTGACGTTAAAAAAACCTCCAACCCCCACCGGGGCGTTGGAGGTTTTTTGTTGCCTGATCGCGAGTCTCACCTTGCTTTAAACTATTCGCTGTGCGAATATATAACCACGGCAGCCCCACGATACAGGGCAGGGTCGCTCCTCCATCGGCGCATTTGCTACGACAGTCCCCGATACGGACAGAGGCACGAAAAGATGATTATTTCTCCCGCCTAGCGAATGGCATTTAGCCTCGCGGGCATACTACCGAGGCTGATATGGCTAAGACGAATTTTGCTACCCTAACCGATGAACAGAAAACGGCGTGGGGTATGGATTTCTGGGCACACGCCCGTAATCGCTCCTTTATCAACAAGTTCCTTGGCAAGTCCGCCAATTCGATGGTGCATCACATCACCGAGCTACGTAAGGACAAAAAGGGCGCCCGCGCGGTAATGACGCTGGTGGCTGACCTGACCGGCGACGGTGTAGTAGGCGACAACAAGCTGGAAGATAACGAAGAAGCCATGAAAAGCTTCGACACCGTTATCCAGATCGACCAGTTGCGTAACGCCAACCGCATCGAAGGCCGTATGGCTGACCAAAAGTCTATCGTCAACTTCCGCCAACAATCACGCGATAAACTAGGCTACTGGCTCGGCGACCGTATTGACCAGCTGGCGTTTCTATCGCTGTCCAGTTTGCCTTATACGATGATGACCAACGGCGCTACCCGCGTAGGTTCCTCACTCCCCAACCTTGAGTTCGCCGAAGCTACTCCGGCCCCTACGGCTAACCGCCAGTTCTATCTAGGCGCTGATGGTAACCTCGTTCAAGGCACCGGTTTTGACGCACCTGACGGCAGCCTTACGCCGCTGACCTACCGCTCGCTGGTTCGTATGAAAGCCAACGCCAAGGACTCGTACCTGAAACCGCTTCGCAGCGGCGGCGGTGAAGACCTCTACATGGTGTTCGTTACCCCTCAAGGCATGGCGGATCTGCGGCTTGACCCTGACTTTATCCAGAACGTACGTAACGCAGGCGTTCGTGGCAAGTCGAACGAGCTGTTCTCCGGCGCGTCCAGCGTCCTGGTCGACGGCATGATTATCCACGAGTACCGCCACGTATTCTCCAACGAGAAAGCCGTGACCGGTGACCGCTTTGGCGCGACTACCGGTGCCGATATTGGTCAACGTGTGTTGTTCTGCGGTGCTCAAGCACTGGGCATGGCCGACATTGGCGCAGCTGAGTGGGTCGAAGATGTGTTTGATTATGAGAACGAATTGGGTATCTCGATCGCCAAAATCTTTGGCTTCTTGAACCCGCAGTTCAAGGGCAATTTGGCCAGTTTTGACACGAAGGAAAACTTCGGCGTCATGGTCATGGACACGGCGCTCTCTATCTACGCATAACCCCGGCAGGGTGGCACTTGGGCCGTTTAGCGACGGCCCCTTTTTGGAGAACCCAGAATGACACAGTATGTTTCCGACAAAGATTTACAGGTGGTGCGCAATGGCGTCACCGCCCGCTTTGTTGCCGGGAAACCTCGACCTCTCCGCGCCTCGTTGGTAGAAGCCGCGATTGGCGTAGGGGTACGACCGGCAGATGGCAAAGCGCCCGAGTTACCCAAGAACGACGCCCGCCCGTCGATTGAGTTTATCGCTGACGCGATTAAGACTATCAAGGCGCGCGGCAAAAAGGGCGACGTTACTACCAACGGTGATGTTCGCATGAACGTGTTAGAAGCCGAAGTCGGCTATGACGTTACTACCGAAGACCGTGAAGCGGCGGCTGCATTGACTGAGGGCTAATCATGCCAGTACAGGTGAGCGATGTTCTCTTGCGAGCGCAGAAGCTGATTCAGGACGAGACAGGTATTCGCTGGCCGGTTCCTGAGTTAGCCGGTTGGTTTAACGACGCTACCCGCGAGGTGGCTATCCATAAACCTTCCGCGTCGTCTAAAAGCGTCGTTCTCCCTATGGTCAAAGGCACCCGCCAGACGATCCCCACCGGTGCGTTGATGCTAATGCGGGTGCTACGTAACCTTAAACCCGGTAGCACCGACACGTCCCGGCTCGGCGCGCGATCCGTCCGCTTAGTCAACCGTGACGTGCTGGACACCCAGCACCCTGATTGGCATGACGAGGATCGCTTGCCGTTTAGCAATGTCGTAAAGCACTTCATCTTTGACGAGTCTGACCCTACGGCGTTTTATGTCTACCCGGGCAATGATGGGCAGGGGCAAGTCGAAGCGCTCATTTCCAGATCACCCGACGCTATTGCTACGTCTGGCACAAACGCCAACGACTA